ACCGAAAGGTCCTTCAAAGGATTATTCCTGAGAAGCCCTATAAGTGTTTCCAATACACCAATAAAATGGAGATTGGAGCCTCTTCAGAGAAACTCGTTCCTAAACTTAAACAGTAAAGGGGTGTGTATCTCCTAGGATTTCTTCTTAGCTGGTACATTTACAACGAGTTGACTTCCTGAACCTTCCTGTATTACAGTGTAGGTCCAGTCCTTAGGAGCATCCTCCATAAGTTTTATCAGTAATGGTAAATCTTTGTGAAATGCTTCCCTTAGGAACAGAATCCTACGTTGGTCCCAAGAATAGGTGACCTTTGACTTTACTTCTTTGGTTTGTGACATGTATTTTCCTTTTTATAAAGGGAGACTATCTTGTTACTTACTAAGGCCTCCTGAAATGCACGGAGACTTATCCATTTATAATGGGTTTTCGTAGAAGTCGAGTCTTCAGGAGTATTCCTCCAAAAGTCGAATTCTCCTTCTTCCCAACTGTAATAAGTCTGGGGCATATGATCAGTTTTATCTAATGATCGTAAAGCTGCTAGACTCCAGGACCATAGGTTCTTAGTAACCATGAATTCATTCATCGAGTAACGCTGTTGGTACGTATATGCCTTTTCCAACTTGGTGGATAACCATCCAGCCAGAATGGCACGACCAACGGGACCCATCTGAACTATCTCCTGGTACAACCATGTATCCGGGGTATATGCCTCGAGTGTAGAAAGCTTGCCAGAAGGGATCCTTATTTCTTTCGGTATTCCCTTAAGGAATAGGGCCCCCACACCCTCAGCCAGTTTACTTGACACTATAGTCTTTGGTATGGATATAACTCCACCAAATCTTTCGATGAGGTTCTTATATCTCTCGAAAATAACTATAGAAGACTCATGATCATCACAAGCTATCACTACATCATCCCCACAGATTCGAAAATCTGAGTTAGTAGTTGCACATGCAAACTTGAGTATTGTGTAATGAGCTAGCTCGAACATAGGAAAAGAAATATAAAGGCCCATGGGTTGACCATTTGAATACCTTCCAACCTTATACTTCCCCTCTTCTCCATAATCTTTAGGATTATAGCAGAAAGGAAGCTTTAGAAAAGAAAAGTATTCTTCTGGTACACCCATAGACATAAGTAGTTTTACTTGGAGGTCGACGGAGAGCCGGTCGGTTGCTTCAGATAAGTCTATCGACATCATGTATCTTCCCTTCCCTAGGGAATTAATACAAAATTGAGATAACTTCTCCTGATCACCTGATGCCACTTCCTCCTGCTTCCAAAGCCATTGTCTCAACCAATCAGCCAATTTCTTGGTTTGAAGTTGAATAGACCAATAGCCTACTAATATATTCCGATATTTTCCTTTGTCCACAATTGGAACAACCTTACCTATCAATGGAGGTTCATAATAATCTCGTCCAAAGGCACTTGCACCAAGATGAGAGTGAATTTCTTCATCTATCTTGCCGTAAGGTCCCGGTTGAGTCTGACCACGTGCATCACAAAATTTCTTGCGAGTATTGACTGACTCCACTGCTTCAAGCATTTCTGCTGGAACAGTAGGGAGTTTACAATACTGGCGTAGTTTTGGCACATACAAGTCAGATTTCGGTGATGGTGTAACC